ATGGCGCTGTCTGATGCGTGGTTGCGTTCAGTCGTTGGAAAGGAACGTGATAAGGTTTTGGTTAAATCCGATCGTGATGGTCTGTCTGTCAGAGTATCACCGAAAGGTCGCGTAGTGTTCCAATATCGTTATCAATGGGCAGGGAAAGGTGAGCGTCTTGATATCGGAACTTACCCGGCAACTGGATTAAAAGAGGCCAGAGAAGAAGTTATCCGTCTCCGTGGTGAACTCGAGTCAAACCGTAATCCACGATTGGTCAAGCAGGCTGAAAAACGAAAAGCTACTGAAGCCATGACGGTAGAGTCTGTGATCCGTGCCTGGTATGAAGCATATTGTGTAAAAAATAAAAAGGGTTCTGAACAGATACTCCGCTCGTTTGAGCTGCACCTGTTCTCTAAAATCGGGAATATCCCTCACGATGCAGCTACATTGCATGATTGGTTAGAGGTCCTGGAGCCTCTTAGCACTAAGACTCCAGCAATAGCTGACCGATTGCTAATTAACGCAAAGCAGGCCCATGTCTGGGCGTATAAGAGAAAGCTTATTGAAACTCGCCCGCTGTCGGATATCACGGGTAAAGATATGGATATCCGTAAAGGTCAGAAGAAACGGTATCTGACTCACGATGAAATTAAAATTCTTTATGCTGCGATCGATGGCTCTCGAATGGTTCCCAAATACCGGGCCTTCATTAAACTATTACTGCATTTTGGTTGCCGTAGTTCGGAGCTAATTACTGCTAGGGTGGATGATTTTGATTTCATTAATAAAGTATGGACTGTACCACCTGAACGACATAAGACAGGGGACATAACAGGCGAACCGCTAAAGCGACCCATTATTGAACCAGTTGAAGAGCTTATAAAATACGTTATCTCTATGAATAACGGTTCCGATATGCTTTTTACTAAGGAAGGAAGTAGGGAGCCAGTCGGTAGGACATCATTACAGTCGCTGCCTTACAATTTAATGCAGTACGCGTGGCGGCGTTTAGGATATCAATTTCCTCATTGGTCTCTTCATGACTTGAGACGGACAGCACGAACAAATTTTTCTGATCTTACTACGCCTCATATCGCAGAAATCATGCTTGGTCATAAGCTGCCAGGGGTATGGCAGGTTTATGACAAGAACGATTATCTAGATGAACAGCGTAAAGCTTACTTGGCATGGTGGAATAGGGTTAAATCGATAGTTACTTGTACTATCTCAGATACCAACTGATATTTTGCATAGTCCATATGCAATAAAATTTGATAGTCCGCATTGAGTTGCGGACATTACTAACAGAATTTTCTTTGAAGCAACGGGATGCAGTTCAATATTGCTTCTGAAGACTATAACCATTCAATTATTCATTGAATAAAAACTCATCGAAGATTAGATGGTGGTATGCAATTTATAGTGAACGAATTTAAGTCATCACTAATGATCCTATTCATAGTTATTGTTCTTGCTCTCCAAAAGGCGAAAATCCAGAAAATCTCTAACAATAACTAAATAGGACCATTAGCATTATATATTAGAATGTGAACTCAATAAATTTAAAGCGATTTTCTCCATCAGGCAATATCTTTATGCTAAATTTCACTTTTGTTTTAACTTTATAATTTCCGATATCATAGTTGTTATCTTCGAGTCAGTTAAATTCTGCAGCCTATCTTTCTCAATAGAAACTGTAGTTTGTCCCTTTTCTAATATGAAATTTCTTTCTGTCTTCATTAAATGCATTGCCAACTCTTTTATTATGTCTTCGTTTTTGAATTCTTGAGCATACTTTAGAGACATAGCTTTCATCTCAATATTTGTGATTTCATTCTGAAAGTATTTTATTTCGTCAAATCCATTTTTATAGAGGCGTAGAAAAAAATAAGCAAACAATTCAACGACTATTACAAATGATAATTTAGGAAGGTGATGAATAAAAAAGTCCACTCCATCTACAATATCTGGTGCGCTGTAAAGAAAGTAAGCAAGAGATAATATACCTGTTAGCGCAATTATTGTTCCAATTGCAAGGTTAAGCCCACCACGTCGATTGAGTCTGTCTATTTCAGACTCTAATCTTAGAATCATATCAGTATGGAGTTTATGTAAGCTATAGCTTTTCTTAAAATCAGATATATCGCTCTTGAGGCTGTTATCTGCTAGAAGCAATGTGTTTCCAATTATTCTTTTTTTTGCATCTGATATTAACTTATTCCTTTCGCTCTCTGTTATTTCAACGGAAACTCCGGAAGATGTTTTATTTTCAATCTCGCTCAATCTTTTATTTAGTTTAATTATTTCTTTGTAAAGAATGTGGCTCGTTTTTTCAATGTCTTTTCCACCAATTCCTTTGTTTAAATAAGAGGTCATTATTGCGACAAAAGAAGCAAGGAAGACTAGTATAGTTATCGCGAATAAAATAAAATCCTTCTTCTCATTTATTAAATTTATTAGTAATAAAGATTCTTGTTGAATATGTGAAAGTGAAGATATAAGCACAGGAATCATCACTAATGTAATCATGGATGTGATAAAAATCATCATGATTCTGTTTTTTTTGGTAATATAATGAATAAGGTTAAGTAAGTCTATCATTTTATTTCTTACCTGAAAGCAAATTTTTGATTAAAATAACTGAAAAAATGATTGATTGCAAGACTCACTAACGCTGTTCATTTTAAATTACAATAATCCTCCAGCATTCATATAACCTTATACGGAAGAAGTCTTAGCTAGTTAAGCCGAAGGCTACACTTACAATCTAATCCCACTCCAACCTAACATGTATAAGCGATTAACTAATCGGCAGTGATAATTTTATGAGGATACATATAAACAAGCTTCTGAGTTGCTTCCTGTTCATTTAGACAATACATTTTGCAACTTCTGCTTTTGGCACAGGGCGGGCTGTCAGATTAGGTTTGGCTCTGTGCCATAGACGTGTCAGTTCACATCTGAGTTAATATCCACTACTCAATGACTCCAGCAAATCTATAAATCTTGTGAGATGCCCATTTGTTTGGGCAGGATTTAATATCAGGATCTGGAAACTCAGGCCTGTATTTCTGGCCAGTTCTCCTGTTTACGCTGTTCCATCGAAGAACGGTCGATACTGAAACGCCACAGAAGTCGGCGACTTGTTTAGTTGTCATTAAGTTGTTCATTACTTCACCTCCTGCGGTGGCTCCGGTAGCGGCATCCAGTGGGTTACTTTCGATGCCGGTTCTTCCCCATCGTCAGTAACTGTCCACCATTTGTTTCTCGACCAATCGTAATACCCTTCGAAGGTATCGCACTCAGTCCAGCTGTAAGGCTTCCCCCAACACCAAACATACTGTTTATCGTTCGGCATTCGCTCACTACAGCTTATCCAACCATCCGGAGTTACCGGAGAGTTGCCCGACAGCTTGTTCAACTTGTAAGTCTGGCTTACAGGTTCGGCACCATGAAGCATGGCGGCGCGGCAGGCGTTCCAGCCTTCATCAAAGCCGACTATGCCATTATTTAAAGACGGACGAGCATCTGGCAGCACCGGCACTGGCTTGGCTATATATAGCGGCTGAACATACCAGCCCTTTGATAACCAACTGTCAGCAATGTTTTTACTCCTCGTTATTGCCGGAATACCTAAGCCATTGTCTGAATGCAGCCATGCCACCGGATCCTCTACCAGCGATGCCAGAGCAATTTCATAGGCACGACGCTCAATATTGTCTCGAACCTCTAGGCTGCTGATTCGTTCTTTGATTTCTTTAATCAGTTCTTTATTGGTAAATGTAGTCATTATGCTCCAGCATCCGGTGCTTTTGGCATTACTGCCCAGTGAGTGATATTGAAGTTTTCAAGGTCCCCGACCTGAAATGTCCACTGCCATTCTCCGGTTTCTTTTTGTCCCCAGGTGTACCAGAGAGAACGCCAGCCAATCAGCCAGCCTTCTCCATTAGCATCAAATAACAGAACACTTTCATTTGCTGGTGGCAGTTCAGTTGACACTGGTATTATTTTGTTTTCCAGTGCCGCACATTTAGCTTCAAGCGCGTCGAATTTACGTACTAGGTACTCAGCATTTGTTTCGTTCACTTTCAGATCTCGCGGTACACATTTCCCGCGAAGAAACCCTTCCATTTCGAAAACATTCATGCGCATTTGCGTAACTCCGATAAATCGTTAAAACGTTCCATAAACATCCCGTAGGCATGGCCCGGTGCCAGTGGAATCACGTTGAACATCTCTGTTGCCGGGATGCCTTCCAGTACAGGCCAGAAAGAGCCATCATCAAGCCCGAGATCGCGGCGTTCGGTTGCCAGCATGATGAGATCGGCATATTTCACGGGTGTACTCATAACCGGGGGTAACCCGTATTTCTCACGGATTACGGCGTCTATTTTTTCTTCCATCCGTTTATAGTCAGGAAGAAGGCGTTTCAGTGGTGCGGGAATGTCCTGGCAATACGCTTCTGTTGCATCATGCATTAACGCTTCAAAAGCAAATTCCTGCGGCACCAGCTGGCTGCAAAGAACCGCATGTTGGGCGACGCTGTAGAAGTGCGAAAGATGACCGGCAAAGCGACAGATATTTGAAAGGGAAACCGCGATATCGTTAATATCGATGTCGTCTTTATTTATCCTGTCATAATAAAAATGCTTCCCAGAAAAAGTTTTGATAAATGACATTTTGTTCTCCACGTATATGCGCTGCACCGCGCTGAATTCTGGTAAAAAGAATCCCTCACCATCCGGCGATTATTGAGTAAATTACGTTTCCATAAATGCCCCCGCAGGGGCATTTGCAGTAATGAAATCAGGCGGTGAAAGTACCAATAAAGGTTTCTACTTTGCTGTCCTTGAATTTCTCAACAAGCAGATCACGAAATTCGTTAGCCATTTCTTCCTGCACCGCTTCCAGCTGAATAATGCGCAGAACCAGTACAGGACGATCGCCAGTGATAATGCTGAGGCGTAATTTAAACGGACGTTCTTTCAGACCTTCAAACGGAACGCATTTAAATTCAAATGCCACTGGCATAATGTCTTTGGTCTTCGCTTCGACAGACTCCATCAGGGAGCGTTTGCCGCTGAAGTCATTATCTTCAAAATCAGCGGTCTGGTTTGCTTCAATCGTGATTTTACGGACTGCCGCAGCCGCTTTTGTTGCCTGAATAGCGTCACCATTAGCATCAAAGCCCACAAGGTAGTCGGCCCAGTCTTCAATCCATTCTGCCAGTGACTTCTGGGAGTTACGCTCGCCGTTAACAGACAACAGGGCAGAGAACGGTGCTGTCTTTTTCAGTTTGAGAGTGGCGGTGTTATCTGCGTGACCTGGTTCATCAATAGTACCCAGGTTAAGTACACTGACGGCACGCATATTATCAGCATCGATAAAGCAGCGGGTGCCTTCATCTGCAAGATCTTTAGAATAACGGGTAAAGTCATCGATGTTGGCAGTGGAAAGCGCACCACGGAAACGGAAGCGATTTAAATTAAATTTTTCCAGATCATGAATGCGGAAATTCTCAGGCAATGCCACAGCATCGGCACCAATCTTACTGATAATTTCATTAACACCCTGAGCAGAAATAAGGGCATGGATTTGATTAATTGCGGTTGCGTCTAAGTTCTGAGACATAATAAGTCCTCACTATATAAAGATATTCAGTGATGAGATAAATAATCAGTTAATTAAGAACGATATTAATGACCTGCTGCGCGTAGTTTTCCGTCAGGTTCACCGGCAAGAGTCAGTAATTGTCCCTGGTCTTCCTGCAGAATAGTCAGGCGACCACCGCGATTGACATACATCGGCGTTTCGGTGGTGTCTTCTTCGGAAATTTTCCCGCGGTTAGTCGGGCGAACATATGAGAGTTTGTGTTTGATTTTCACACGGTTCTCATCAAATGGTTCGATTTCCAGGTTGAGTGAGACCTTACCTTTGGTTTTCGTGTTCATCACACCGGAAGCGACTTCACTGAGAACTGCGCCGATTTTGGTTTCAAATACGCCGCCGTCCAGCTCCCCGATAAATGCCTGCACATCAGTACTGCGTTCGCTAGCCATTTTGCTGCTCCTCATCATATCGACCCTGCAAGGTCGGTTGGTTTCTCCACAAAACAGAGAAGAACACCTGCGGTGGCAGCCGCCCGGATGGATTGGGTTATGAGCCCGTCGTCCGGTGATGCTCTTCTCTGTTTTGTAAAAAGAGCGGTACCAGCCGGAAGCAAGTGTACAAACTGGTACCGCCAAAGCAGTGGCTGTTGTGGTGGGGTTGTCACTCAGGCGTATGGTCAACCTGACAATCCGGTGTCCTCAACGGGGAAAGAGTAACCCCGCCATACTTACCGCCGCGCCATTTCGCGGATTACCACAACGCTGAGAGCACTTAGCCAGTTACGGCACCACACTTTGTCGCGGTTCCATAAATGCCCTCATCGTTGCACCCTGGTCTCTTCCCAGGCGTCAAACCGAATCGCCACGCTGGTTAGGCGTCTTATCAGCATCATCATTGACTTGCACATTCCGGCTACCTGGTTTGTTTGCTCGAGCAAGGAGTGGATTGTCCCCTTTAACGTCACCAGACCGCTAACGACGCATGTGCCATACGCCGTGTTACAACCAAATTTTGTTTTAATCTTGCCTGTGTTATGTTTCTTTTAGATACATTATGTATCTCATGGGTACATTGTCAAGCATAAAAAAACCTGCCGAAGCAGGTTCATAAATATTGATTAGGCCTTTATTGTGTATCTTCTTGGTTTTCCCGAGAAAATCACTGTACCAATTATAGAGCAATTACCGTTAATCTTAATGTAAGGCTCAGGCCAGTTTGGGTTTAATGCTTTGAGATAACGCTGTGTTCCATCTTCTATCAACCGCTTGAAGGTGGTTTCGCCTGAATCGTGCATCAATGCAATAACGTCGTCACCGTGGCAGGCAGGGACTTCAGGATCTACAAAAATCATGTCTCCCGGGCGGTACTCATCAATCATTGAATCACCAATCACCCGCAAGATATAAGTCATTTCGCCACAGGGTACAGGGCAGGGATAAGTTTCTGCTGTGCTCAAATCAACCTCAGAATAGCCAACTTCTTTCCATGCTCCGGCCTGTACCCATGATATGACAGGGACTAACGTTATTTGTTTGTTAGTAATTGAAACATCAGGTTTTTTTGTGATGTTTGTTGTCTGGTGTTCTTGATCAAGCCATCCGACAGGCAGGTCGAAACATTTTTCGATGTGCCGTGCCATGCTGTCACCGATATTTTTAGTAGCACCATCTCCCATAAACCTGCTGGTCTGGGTTGGCTCGCGATCAATCATGGTGGCAAAGGAAGAATTCCCGCCAACACCATCTCTCAGTTTTCTGGCGTTAGACCGCCGGATGTCATGGACTGTTTTCATAAAGAAATTAAAACCTTTGTACCGATAAGGTACAAGTATCTTGAAGGTTCATCTCAATCATGTAATATGTATACTGGAGGTACATATTGTATGAAAGCGTATTGGGACTCTTTAACCAAAGAACAGCAGGGTGAGTTGGCCGGAAAAGTTGGCTCAACACCAGGCTACTTACGGCTGGTTTTCAATGGTTATAAAAAAGCCAGTTTTGTGCTGGCTAAAAAACTTGAGCAATGCACGTCAGGTGCAATTACGAAATCTGACTTAAGACCGGATATCTATCCGAAAGATTAACAGAACACCTTCAATTTTTAACCACAGAACGATGAGGCTAACCGTGGGTAAGCATCACTGGAAAGTAGAAAAACAGCCTGAGTGGTACGTGAAAGCTGTCAGAAAAACTATCGCGGCGTTGCCGGGGGGTTACGCTGAAGCTGCTGAGTGGCTGGATGTAACAGAGAACGCTTTATTCAACCGCCTTCGTGCAGATGGCGATCAGATTTTCCCGCTGGGATGGGCAATGATTTTACAGCGCGCGGCTGGCACTCACTACATTGCGGATGCTGTCGCACAGTCTGCTGGTGGGGTGTTTGTATCGCTTCCTGAAATTGAGGAAGTAGAGAACGCCGATATAAACCAGCGCCTGCTGGAAGTCATCGAACAGATCGGGAGTTACTCAAAGCAGATTCGTTCGGCAATCGAAGATGGGGTAGTGGAGCCACACGAGCAGACAGCAATTAATGATGAGTTGTATCTGTCAATTTCGAAGCTCCAGGAGCATGCAGCACTGGTCTACAAAATCTTTTGCGCTCCAGAAAAGAGTGACGCCCGCGAGTGTGCAGCTCCGGGCGTCGTGGCGTTTTGTGTCTGTGGAGAAACTAACGCATGAACAGTTTAACGGCAAATAACCGTTTGTCGCAACAGCTGGTGGTCAGCGTCGCTGAACACCTGTTGTTACGGCATGAATGCAGATTACCAAATCTCCTGGCTGTAAGTAACCACAGAGAACTTTACCTGACTGTGGGGGGCGAGTTGTGCAGGAACTTAACCGCTGGTTTCGTGACGGAAGAGGACTTTATGTTCATGTTATTCGTTGGGAGCCAGAAACACAGCGCGTTATCTATCTTCGCAAAGACTACCCGCATGAGTGCTTTAGCCCTTTGTGGAAATTCAGGCGTGATTTTGTTGAGTGTGAAGGACCACCAGCACATTGATTCTGCCATTCCGGGACGTTACACTGTTCAGGCACCTTATAAAGCGGGTGCCGGGATTGGCGTCCTGGAATTGATCAAGGCGATATATGACGCGCCAGCGTCTTTTTTATCGTCCGCATTTGCTCACATCAAAGTTATGGTGGGCTGGGCGGGGGCATCGAAAGATGCGCCGGTTTCCTTGATCACCGGTTACGCCAACCCCGTTCAGTTCACCACCAGCGAAATTGGCGTTTCCGGTGGTGGAAGTATTTCACCGATCAAGGAGGCTGCCATCATGGCTACTGTCCCAGCCCTCACTCGTCTGAATGATGAAGACTTACATAAACTCAGTTATGTAACAACTGCACTACGTGCTCTGCGCAAGGTAACTCTTTCGGATCCGCAGGCACATCAGGTTCTGGTAGAAACCCTTCTTAACTTGCAAGCTGAACGTATTCGTCTGGCGGATAAGGCTAATTTTCATATTCACCGTCTCCTGAATATCAGCGGAGGGCATCGTCATGCTTAATCCGTTGCTCCTCAACATTTACCGTTTATTTCAGCGTAAAAAAATATCAACACCCACAGTTGGGCAGTGGTACACCACACCTGCAGGGCATGTTCTACGTGTTAGCCTGGTTGACCGTGAATGTCAGAAGGTGATTTGTGAACCGCTGGGCCGTAATTACCGCGTCAGTATGCCGCTTATAGCCTTTCGCTCCGGAAAAAACATGAAGCATCTCGGAGGTGCAGCATGAGTATGGAGCTGATGGTTAAAGCGATGAAAATTCGAGTGGGTAATCCATTGCGAAAACTGGTTCTGATCAAGCTGGCTGATAATGCCAGTGATCAGGGTGAGTGCTGGCCCAGCTACCAGCATATTGCTGACCAGTGCGAGATTAGCAAACGTTCTGTGATGAATCATATTGCGGCCCTTTGTGAGTCCGGGCTGGTAAAAAAAGTCACCCGGAAAGGTGAAAAAGGTAACTCAAGTAATATCTATCTCCTTCATCTGGATGGTGCAGGAGATTCACTAGGGGGTAGTGCAAATAATTCACTATCTGGTGCAGCAAATTCACCAGGTAGTGCAGGAGTTGCACCAGGGGGTAGTGCAGGAGATTCACCCAGAACCAGTCACTCTTTTGAACCAGTCAATGAACCAATAGCTGTTGGTGCATCTGCTGATGAGTCTGTGCGAGTTCGTTCAAACCGACCGGAATACTCTCCGGAGTTTGAGCAGGCATGGCTGGCCTATCCCAAACGTGCTGGTGGCAATTCAAAATCTGCAGCCTTCAAAGCCTGGAAAGCCCGTTTGAATGAGGGGGTAAACCCCGAAACCATGCTGGAAGGTGTGAAACGCTACGCGGGCTGGGTATCTGCGATGGGTAACAGCGGCACACAATTTGTGAAACAGGCTGTCACGTTCTTTGGTCCGGATCGTCATTTCGAAGAATCCTGGGAAGTTCCTGCGGTATCTGCAGCCAGACGTGAGGACCCGTACTTCAAATCCAGTTACGACAACGTGGACTACAGCCAGATCCCGGCAGGATTCAGGGGGTGATCATGAGTCTTTTGAATGACGTTCAGAAATTCATTGAAGCCCATCCGGGGTGTACTTCCGGAGACATTGCGGATGCTTTTGCAGGTTACTCACGGCAGCGCGTACTGCAGTCAGCAAGCAAGTTACGTCAGAGTGGGCGTGTGGCTCACCGTTGTGAAGGGGATACACGCAGACATTTCCCGCGCCTGACTGAGAGAGCGCAGGAGCCGGAACCACAACCAGTTCGTGAAACCAGACCTGTGCGCAATTTCTATGTCGGCACTAACGATCCCCGGGTGATTTTGTGCCTGACCCGCCAGGCTGAAGAACTGGAGTCAAGAGGCTTATACCGTCGTGCTGCAACCGTGTGGATGGCGGCATTCCGTGAAAGCCACTCCCAGCCAGAACGAAACAATTTTCTGGCGCGTCGTGAGCGGTGCTTACGGAAAAGCAGCAAGCGCGCTGCATCGGGTGAAGAGTGGTATCTGTCAGGGAATTACGTGGGGGCTTAATGAGTAATAAATATTGCCAGGCGCTGGTGGAACTGCGGAACAAACCAGCCCATGAACTGAAGGACGTGGGCGATCAGTGGCGCACGCCGGACAACATTTTCTGGGGAATTAACACCCTGTTTGGCCCGTTTGTTCTGGATCTGTTCACTGACGGTGATAACGCCAAATGTGCTGCGTATTACACGGCGGAAGACAACGCGCTGGCGCATGACTGGTCAGAACGTCTTGCGGAGCTTAAAGGTGCTGCCTTTGGTAATCCCCCATACAGCCGCGCCAGTCAGCATGAGGGGCAATACATCACCGGCATGCGTTACATCATGAAGCATGCCAGTGCCATGCGTGATAAGGGCGGGCGCTATGTTTTCCTGATCAAAGCTGCCACCAGCGAAGTTTGGTGGCCGGAAGATGCAGACCATATTGCTTTTATTCGCGGGCGTATTGGTTTTGAACTGCCTGCCTGGTTTATCCCGAAGGATGAGAAGCAGGTGCCGACAGGAGCGTTCTTCGCTGGTGCTATTGCTGTTTTCGACAAGACCTGGAAGGGACCGGCAATCAGCTACATCGGGCGCGATGAACTTGAGGCATGTGGTGAGGCCTTTCTGGCGCAGGTTCGCCAGCAGGCGGAAAAACTGGTCAGGGAGATGGCGGCATGACGACGTTAACTCAATGCCAGCAGCAGGTGCTGGATATGCTGATTTCTTACCAGAAAGAACGTGGCTTCCCGCCAACCAATCAGGAGGTGGCAACCATGCTGGGATACCGTTCAGTGAATGCAGCGGTGGAGCATCTTCGCGCACTGGAGAAAAAAGGCGTCATCACGATAAAGCGTGGCGTGGCCCGGGGGATCACGCTTCATACCGCAGTGAAGGACGACGACAGCGAGGCGGTCGGTATCATCCGCGCACTGCTTGCCGGTGAGGAGAACGCTAGGTTGCGTGCAGCCCACTGGTTACATGAGAGGGGCCTGAAAGTATGAAGTTGATCCTTCCTTTCCCGCCCAGTGTGAACACGTACTGGCGACACCCCAACAAAGGGGCATTTGCTGGTAAGAGCCTGATAAGCGAGGCGGGGCGAAAATTTCAGAGCGCGGCGTGCGCAGCAATAGTTGAGCAGTTACGTCGTCTGCCGAAACCAACGTCGGCACCTGCTTCAGTGGAGATCGTGTTGTTTCCTCCGGATAACCGGATCCGCGATCTGGACAACTATAACAAGGCTCTGTTTGACGCCCTGACCCACGCGGGTGTGTGGGAAGACGACAGACAGGTGAAAAGAATGCTGGTGGAGTGGGGACCGGTTATCCCGAAAGGGAAGGTCGAGATCACTATCAGTAAGTATGAGAAACCGGCGGGTGCAGCCGCCTGATTAAGAGGAGAAACGAAGTATGAATAATCTGATGGTCATTGATGGTATTGAAGTTCGTCGTGATGCTTATGGGCGTTACAGCCTGAACGATCTGCATCGCGCAGCAGTAGCATCTGGTGCAAATGCCAGAACCAAGGAGCCAGGAAAGTTTCTTTCCAGCCAACAAACTGTTGAGCTTGTTCATGAATTGACCAACACCCAGAATTTGGGTGTTGACCCGGTGAGTGTGATTCATGGGGGAAATGAACGGGGAACGTATGTCTGCAAGGAACTGGTGTATGCCTATGCAATGTGGATCAGCCCGTCATTCCATCTGAAGGTGATCCGTACTTTCGACATGGTAACCAGCGCACCGGAAAAATTATCCGGACAGGCTGCTGACAAGATGCAGGCTGGTGTGATTCTGCTGGACTTTATGCGCCGGGAATTAAACCTGTCTAACTCTTCAGTGCTTGGTGCCTGTCAGAAACTCCAGGAGGCTGTTGGCTTACCGAATCTGGCACCGCGCTATGCCATTGATGCTCCTGCTGACGCGCCTGATGGCTCAAGTCGTCCTACGCTGTCGCTGAGTGCACTGCTGAAACAGTATGGTATCCGCCTTACGGCTAATCAGGCATATCACCAGATGGAGAAGCTGGGGATCGTTGAACAACGCGAACGATACAGCCGTACCGCGATTAACAACATCAAAAAATTCTGGTCGCTGACAGCGAAAGGTTGCATGTTCGGCAAGAACATCACCAGTCCCGCAAATCCGCGCGAGACGCAGCCGCATTTCTTCGAATCCCGATTCCCTGAGCTGTTAAAGCTGCTCGATACCGTTCATTGAGGTGACCGTGAGAGCACTACTGACCCCTGAAATTGCCCCGCGTATGGGGATCGTATTGTTCAGGCCAGGTTCAGAGCTGATGCCCCTGTTTATGCAGGGGCGTGTCCTGCTGGAGCCTGAGCCGGAGCGTTATTCATCTTTCGCGAGTGGTGCCGTTCCGGCGGCATCACAACCGCTGGCGGATGATCCTGCCGTTCGGGCCGTGTTCCGCAATGAGGCAGTGATCCGTCGTGCTGGTGGCGTGGAATGTCTTGAAAGCTGGTTACTTCGTGAAAAAGGCTGCCAGTGGCCTCATTCCGACTGGCACAGCGAGAACATGACCACAATGCGACACGCTCCGGGTGCAATCCGTCTGTGCTGGCACTGCGATAACCAGCTGCGCGATCAGTTCACGGAACGGCTGGAATCAATGGCAACGGATAACTGTGCCCGCTGGGTGTTGTCTGTTGTGCGTCGGGATCTCGGTTTTGATGACAGTCACGTTGTGACAATGCCGGAACTGTGCTGGTGGCTGATTCGTAATGACCTGGCGGATGCCTTACCGGAAAGTGCAGCCCGTAAGGCACTGAGATTACCGAAGCCTGTTGTGCCGTCTGTCACCCGGGAGAGTGACCTTGTTCCTTCGGTTCCTGCCACCAGCATTATCCAGGATAAAGCGAAAAAGGTGCTGGCGCTGAAAGTGGATCCGGAGTCGCCGGAGTCTTTTATGTTACGCCCAAAACGTCGCCGCTGGGTTAATGAAAAGTACACGCGCTGGGTTAAGACACAGCCGTGTGCATGTTGTGGAAAGCCCGCTGATGATCCCCACCACCTGATAGGTTACGGTCAGGGTGGAATGGGAACAAAAGCGCATGACCTTTTTGTGTTGCCTTTGTGCAGAAAGCATCACGACGAGCTGCATGCGGATACCGTGGCATTTGAAGAGAGGTATGGCTCCCAGCTGGAGCTGATATTTCGTTTTATCGATCGTGCGCTGGCAACTGGCGTGCTGGCCTGATTTTGTGGAGAAAGTTGATGCGTGATATTCAAATGGTTCTGGATCGTTGGGGAGCATGGGCGGCGAGTGATAGTTCAGGAGTAGACTATTCTCCTGTAGCTGCTGGGTTTAAAGGGCTTCTTCCCTATACAAGCAAAACACGTCAGGCTTGTTCAGATAGTGATGCATTAATTATTGAAGGTTGTCTTGCTCTTCTTAAAAAGCGAAAACCGTACGAGCATTCTTTGATTGTGGCCCATTACCTGTATGGCATCTCGAAAAGAAAGCTTGCAAGAGCTCGCAAAAAAGATGAGAAATTGATACGTATAGAGATACAGATGGCTGAAGGGTTTATTGATGGATGCCTTTCAATGCTGGATGTTAAACTTGAAATGGAGTAGAAAAAAGGGCATTTCTGCCCTTTTTAAATGTGGGGGAGTATCCAGTTTACTTTTCTCCATGTAAAGGCAAAAGTTATTACTGAAATGATAAGAAGAGATAAAGATTCGATAATTAAAATAAATTCTATTTTTTCTCCATGTAACAATGTCTTTTCATTGGCAAACATTGCTATCAAAGCAATAACGCATGCCGTAATTAAAGATGCACCTGCGGTTAATAGATTTACAATAATAACTTGAAGTATGTTGTTGTTTTTTAATGCTTTTATTATCCCATTTGAGTTTTCGCTAGCAGCACTAAAAATTGATATTGTGGCTAAAATAAAACCAAATAAAATACCGGATACAGTTGAAATAACCCCGGAGGCTGTAAGTATGTCAGCATGCCCCATCTGAGGGATATACCTCAGTAGGAACAAGGTGCAAAAAACACTTACAATCAGGTTTCTTAAGTATTTCAATAACATATCCTATACCTTCTTTTTGCTGATATCGTATTGCTTAAGGTATTCATTGTTATCAATTTTAGCAGAAATCATGGCTTGCAGAACATCACTATCAGTGCCATAACCATTAACGGTATATATGTTTTTTTCTGAAATGAGTACCTGATCAAGAAGACTTTGTTCAACGGTATTTTTGGGCTGTGTTACTGCCGCTTTTTTTACAATTCCCGGCATTTTTTCAAGGAGTTCTTTAATACCATCCTTAACGAGATCTGATAAATAACCTTTGACTTTTACTCTCCCTGATGCACGTCCCCTTAGGTTTAACTTGAGATGTGTTCCACCCAGCCCTACCATCATATTTACCAGTTCCTTAGAAAATGAACTATTTAACTGGTAATTTGTTGCATCAAAGTTCCTGGGAGCAGCCAGGACAATATCACAACTTCTCAAAGTACTTCCTGTTTCAAGTAGCTCTTTGACGCTCTCTTTTTTCCAGATGGCTTGGAATGAAAAGTTATTTCCAGGATTACCACTCTGGCTGTAAAGCAGATAAGCTAAATCCGATTCTTTCGGCCCAAGATGATTTTGAGTTAATATTAAAATATCACTATCGTAATAATATAAAAAATAGGTTCTTTCGACTATGTATTTTTTATCATCTAGTGGTATGTTGTGCTCATTCCAGTATTCATCACCAATATAAGGAAGGAGATACTCTTCTCGTGAGCATGACATGTAGCCGAAGAAATATTTAGCTTTTGTATCTTTATTTATAAAAGCTATTTTTAACTTTTTATTTCTATAGATGGTATCAAAATGATTATTCGTAACGGTTACGCAAGTATTATACAGATTTTCAATTGCTTGCTTAGCAACTGAATGGCTGCGGATAGTCCCAGAACTGCTGGTGTAAAAACCAATTTTAAGTTTTTTTTGTTTCTTTGATTGCGCAATAGTAGCCATGTTAAACCTTAGTATACTAATAATTTCTTATGGATCTTTTTTTATATGGCTTTAATTTAGCAAAAAAAATTACCGCGGTCCGCAAATTTTATCTTAATCTGTTAAGAGTGGTTACTTCGCCACACAGCTTAAACCCGCCGTCGAGCGGTTTTTTGTACCTGTAAACCTGGTGCAGTACAGTAAACACGCTGGTGGTCGTGAATACTGACTTTTTATCTTGCTGGCTTTTTAGACAAGAGTTATTGGTATGTCATGTTAACCAGAAGGGAAAAAGACATGCTAAAACAGCAAGATATGACAGAAACCGCCGCCGCAGTCCTTCATTTCTTACCTGCTGACAAGTGGGTAACGCCACGCACGATGACGAGAACTACCGGAGTAAGCGAAGCCCGGTGCCAGTTAATACTGACTCAGTTAGTTCTGGCGGGTCTGGCGAAGGATAACGGCGGGTACGGGAATAAATTCAGACGCTGCCAGTAATGGCGGTTTCCTGCTGTGAAAATGGGCGGCTGGTGGGTGTTGGTAGCACCTGCCAGCCATTCGCTCATGCTTACTGGTCACAAGCGAACCACGGCCCACTGCTTTAGCGCAAAAGCAGAGTGAGCCTACCAGAGTTACGCTTACTGATCCATGAAAAATACTGTAAAAATAAACAGCGTTGATTTAATCAATGCTGATTGCCTGCATTTTATTCAGTCCCTGCCTGATGATTCCATTGACCTGATTGTTACCGATCCGCCGTACTTCAAGGTGAAACCCAACGGCTGGGACAATCAGTGGAAAGGGGACGAAGATTACCTTAAGTGGCTGGACCACTGTCTGGCCCAGTTCTGGCGGGTGTTAAAACCTGCCGGAAGCCTTTACCTGTTCTGTGGGCATCGCCTGGCATCTGATATTGAGATCATGATGCGTGAACGTTTCAACGTGCTTAACCATATCATCTGGGCGAAGCCGTCCGGACGTTGGAATGGGTGTAATAAAGAAAGTCTGCGCGCATATTTTCCTGCCACAGAGCGCGTTCTGTTTGCTGAACATTACCAGGGGCCATATCGCGGCAAAAGTGACGGCTATGCGGCAAAAGAAAGGGAACTCAAACAGCACATAATGGCACCGCTGATATCGTATTTCAGGGATGCTCGTGCCGAACTGGGTATAACGGCAAAACAAATTGCCGAAGCCACAGGTAAGAAAAATATGGTTTCCCACTGGTTTGGTGCCAGTCAGTGGCAGTTGCCGAATGAGGCTGACTATCGGAAGTTACAGGCACTGTTTTCCCGTATAGCGGCAGAGAAGTTTCAGGAACAACAACTGGAACAACCACACCACCAGCTGGTGGCATCTTATGATTCACTGAATCGCAAATATTCTGAATTGCTGGATGAGTTTAAATCTCTCCGGCGCTATTTCTCCGTATCAGTCTCCGTGCCTTATACCGATGTCTGGATGCATAAACCCGTTCAGTTCTACCCGGGTAAACATCCGTGTGAGAAACCGGCGGATATGCTCAGGCAAATAATCAATGCCAGTAGTCGACCTGGTGATCTGGTTGCTGATTTTTTTATGGGATCCGGTTCCACAATAAAAGCAGCAATGGCGCTGGGGCGTCGGGCCTTAGGTGTTGAGCTTGAGTCAGAGCGGTTTAACCAGACAGTGAAAGAGATAAACGAGCTGGTGGGGAAATAATCTGGTGGCCACGCAGGTGGCCTTTTTATTTCCATTACACAGCACCCGCATCTGCGAGGTGGGGTTATGAAATCCATGGATAAGTTAACAACGGGTGTCGCCTATGGCACCTCAGCAGGTAGTGCCGGGTACTGGTTTTTACAGCTGCTAGATAAAGTCACGCCCTCACAGTGGGCGGCAATTGGAGTGCTGGGTAGCCTGGTATTTGGCCTGCTGACGTACCTGACAAACCTTTATTTCAAGATTAAAGAAGAT